CATCGGCACAGTTATTTCCGGGACAGAAGCAGGTAACGGGTTTTATGCATCCCATGTACCTAAACTATTTATTCACGAAGAATACAACACGGTTCTCATTGAGAATGTGTTACGACGACAAAAAACGGTGTTAAAACAGGTAAACAAGGAAATTGAAACCTATAAGCGTACAACAATCGACCCGAGAGCATTTGTGATTTTGGATGATTGTTTATATGATGCATCGTGGACTCGCGATAAAATGATGAGACTTTTATTTATGAATGGTCGTCATTGGAAAATCATGCTTATTATTACCATGCAATATCCGTTGGGCATCCCACCGAATCTGCGTACAAACATCGATTATGTGTTTATATTGCGAGAACCGTATTTGACCAATCGCAAACGTATATGGGAAAATTATGCGAGTATGTTTCCCACATTGGAGTCGTTTTGTGCAGTTATGGACCAATGCACCGAGAACTTCGAATGTTTGGTCATTAACAACAATGCGAAATCGAACAAACTGAATGACCAGATTTTTTGGTACAAGGCCGAAAATCATCCAACGTTTCGTCTTGGGTCCAAGGAATTCTGGGAAATATCTAAAAATATGGGGTCAGATGACGAAGATGAGGCATATGACCCAAGTAAATCCAAAAAGAAAAGCGCTCAAACCATTAATGTGAAGAAATCAAAGTGGTAGGTCCGCGCAATTCAATCGCTATCATAGTCTGTATTTGAACCGGATGTTGCGATTTCCATATGTATAGCCAAATCATCCTCATGAACCGAGTCCTCGTCAGTACTCGATTCATGGACAATGTCACTGACATCATCACTATCTTCAATGACATCTTCATCTACATCACGTAACATACTTAACGTTTCCGCGTCGGCATCGTCGTCGTCGTTATGGTTGGCATTATTCGGGTGGACAATGCCGCCATCAACATCATCATCATCGTCATCATTGATATTATCGTGTTCGTCATCATCGTCGTCGTTGTCATCCACATGTGGAATCAATGTACTCTGTGGCAACATTGGATAAAATGACATGCCTGATTCTTTTTCGTCCTCCGGATTGTCTTCAATGATGGTGGTATGACATATATCATAGTTTTTAGAAAACGGTAGGGTTACATATTGCGCATATCGAATATCGAATACATATTCTAGCGGTAGCAAATTTGTTTTTCTAAATCCCATTTTTATGAATTTGCGCCCAAATGTAGGTGATATTTTATGAAACCGTGCCAATTGATATTTCAAATTGTTCATTGCACTGCCTTTTTCTGCAATATCCAGAGAATAGGTAGACGTGTAAAATAAATGCAAATACGGCGTCATTGCGCGAAATAATACGTCATTTGGAAAATCCGGGTCAATATATATTTTTTTGGCAGTACTGATACAATGGTCATTGTACTGGCGAATCATGGTGTTTATATCCCGTCGCCGAATAGTCGTGTTATTCGTCTTTATCATCGAATTAATATGCATTTTTCGAATGAGCGCCTCATTATTATCGCGAAACAATTTTAAATGAAAATTATGCAGGAAATATTGATGAAAAACGGTCGGCAAAGTAAACATGCGGTGTTTCATGAAGAAATAAATCGTGTACAAATGAGATTTGTCGAACACCAAATTGTTGTATGGGTTCTTTATTGGCAATGGCTCTGCATAAATATAAGGTGAATTGGTTAATGCAGTTTCAACTATATTTGTCAGGTCGCTTTTCGTAAACAAGTATTTTTTCCCGGCATGCAATAATGGCAACACAAAATATTGGTCGGGTTCAATTGGATTCAACAATAAATCGTGTTTAATGGCATATGTTGCACGATTCCATTTCCATTTATATGCGAATTTACACAGTGCTCGATAGTGTCGCTGAGCATCGCGAAATTTGTTGATGAATTCGGCTTTTTGGTCGGCGCTGTAAAACGGATTGTCAATCGTATTTTTAATATATGCATATTTCGCATTTACATAATTCGTGCGCGAATGAATATAAATCGATATAAATATGGAATATAATACATAAATAATATCGTGGTATCGAGTATTTGCCCTCGACATATTGGTGGTAAAATATTGAGGACTTGTAATATATCCCAATGTTAAGAATTCCATCGGTTGTGCATCGGTAAGAATATATTTCCTGTATATTATATCGCAAAAGGTTGTCATATGATGTATTACAATAAATACATCATAATTTTTATATTGTTATCAGTTTATTTTGTATTGTTGAGTATGCGTACGGAGGGAGCTGATGTTCGGTTAATCGACACTCTCGAGTGAGTCAGCGGCATTTACGTGCTGTTCCATTAACAACTCGTTGCGCAACTTGGTAGATTCGGCATCGGCAACCTCACGCTCTTCGAAGTTCACTGTCTCCTTTACACCGATCAAATTTCCATCTGCGTCCATTGTTTGAGTCAGCACGTTTCCACTCGCCTTTGCCTTCTCAATATTCTCCATAATCGCCTTCTTCTTTGTTTCGCGCACGCGCTCTTCGAATTCCTTCTTCGCCATCTCCTCGTTCTTCATCTTCTCCTTATGCAATGCGTTCAACTCCTCTTCCATGTGTTCTACGCGACCCGTCTTATACGCATCCGGGTCCCATGGAATCCACACGCCCACCGGACCTACGAAAATATCGTGATTGGGGTCGTGTTCGCGCAGCTTCTTGCACTTATGTTCGGCCTCTTCTTGAGAAGCAAATACGCCCCGGACCTTGAGCCCGCGTACTGACGTTTGGAAGGAATGTTCTCGGTTGAATTTCTCGTTCAACGCGTCCTCTTGCTTGTCCATGAAATTCTTGTAATCATCATCAATTCCACTTTTCTTTAGCTTTGATGATTCCTCCTTGACGAAATCGTTGAAATCTGCGATAAGCGTCTCCACATTCATATTGTGTTTATATGCAACGAAATGGATGAATTCGAAGTATCGCTCCATAGATTTAGAAAACTCCCAATTCTTGACGAATTGGTCGAATAAATACACTTCGCGCTTTTTCAATATTTTTTCGGGGGAGACAAATGAGAGGCATGCAAATTTCTGTCCTGCGATGGGGGCATCTTCATCGCACAAATCTACATATTTAGGATTCGTAGATCCATTTTCCAGGGTTTTCTTCTCGAATGACGACATTATATGTTTTATTCCAACATTATATTTAAGTGTTTTCTAGATAACATAATATTTGTATATCGAATTTTGAATATTGGCGGTTTCGTTTCATTTCATTTAGAATGAATTATTTCATTTCATTTAGAATGAATTATTTTATTTGAATATAATATATATTCGACATGACCGAAATGTTTGACATGAACGAGCTTTTGAAGCGTGCCATCAAATACTTGATTGAGGGTTTGGCTGTGGCGATTTGCGCGATGTTGATCCCCAAGAAGGCGTTGAGTGTTGAGGAAATCATGGTGATTGCCTTGACAGCCGCTGCCACATTTAGCATTTTGGACGTGTTTATTCCCTCCATGGGATCCAGCGCCAGAAACGGTGCCGGTATGACACTCGGTAGCACATTGGTGGGTGGTATTCGCATTGCCGCTTAAGCATCCCCCCTCATTTAATATTTTTACATCACATTATGTAATAATATTACAATAGTTTGTCGATTTGAAAAGTCAAATCATACGGTTGGGAAGTATTCCCAGTCCAGGTCATTACACACCTTTTTCCATATCATATCTTGCTCTAATTGCTTCTCTCGGTCCTTCATCATAGGAATATAGGGCAAATATTGAGTCTGGTCCAATAACACGCACAATTGGTGCAATGTGTACGTGTAGTTAAAGAAATTGGTCCGGTTAGGTGGACAGTGAACTGCCCATGGTTTTTGTATTTCGATGAAGAGAACACACAACGTCTCGTGCAATTCTTCGTTCATAATGGGGGGTTTAATACCGAACAGCGAATTAATATATTGAATATGTTCAAAATACTTGTTGAAGCCGAGTTTCCGCAACATTTCGCGCATTTTGTCGTAGTTAATGAGAGATACGTCCTTGATTCGCTCTTTTTTAATACGCGCCTTGATTGCGTCAATCACTTCGTCGGGGATTTGCGTGGTTTCTTTGGCTTGGAATTGGGATAAGATTTCTTTGAAATGGTTGAGACGGTTGTTGCAAATTAATATGCCTTCTTCGTCTTGGGGGATAAGTTCTCCGCGGTGACATGTTTCACATACGTCGGTCGATACAATAAAGTCTTGGATATTCGCAATTTCGTTTGTCACGTTTCGCCAGAAATGTTGGTAAGATTGCTTTGATTTTGCGTACTTGTCGTTATTGGGGTCGGCCGCAGACGATTGTGTGGCCTTGATTTTAAAGAAAGAATTGAGGACATTGGAGTTTTGGTTGAGTGTGTTTGAATCGACGGAGATTTGCTTCTTTTGCTCAAAATAATCGAAAATATGTTTGGAATTATTCAGCAAATACTCCTTCTTTTGTCGCGCGAGGGTTTTGACTTCTTGTTGGATGTATTTGATTCGGTCGCGCATGTCCATATACTCGTCATATTGGCTTTTCGACAGGGTTTTGATTTTCTCTTTTAGTTCCTCCTTTTCGGCGAGCAGTTTTGGGATGGTTTCTGTCTCTATTTTGTGAAATGTATCCAGGAGTTCGGTGTGCTTAATATCAATTGTATGTAGGCCGGGCATTTTTTGCGGATTACCCTTCTTTTGATTTGAATTCATGGAGAACTAGTTTAGTATTAGTTATCTATGTGTTTTTATGTTGCTTTTTTTGAATTGGATTATTTGAAGATTTATTTTTTCGGTGACGCTTTTTTGTATATCGTTTTTTTGCGTAATGCCGATTTGTACGTCGCTTCTTGCGCGCATTTTTACCACCAAATGGTGGCGTGGCTCGGGGGGTTTCAATATCACATTCATGCATATATAGAAATGACCGTTCATCATCACTTACAAAGTGCGCAATTGGAGAACATGAATAATCTATAATATTCATTTTGCATTTGTTATGTCCAAATATATCTTTGATAATAGATATCAAGTAACTTAACCGAATCTGTAAAATGTTTCCGGATG